CTTCCAGTACTGAGGCATTGGCTTTCAACGCCTCACTTAATTCCATCTTTTCCATAATATTTTTTATTTACCAGTTTCCAAATTGTTTTTCTTATAATCCTGCCATGAGTCGGCGAGCTGCCCCACCGAAGCGGAACTGTAGAGGTCAAGTATATGAATCTCGTCATCGGCAAGCTCCACAAGCTCGTTCCGATAGATCTTCTCCGCAAGCACGTGCGCCGGAAGACCGGGCACGTTCCTGTAAATGCCGTCAGCAATATCCTTACGGATATCCGCTATCACCATATCCTGTCTGTCTATCCCCGTGAACAGGGGAAATTTTGTAAAATCAACTTTCATAATATTCTTAATTAAATACTGTTATCCGCAATAATAATCTATCCATCTGCCTCTTGCATCATATACAAGCATGTGACTGTGCTGTAAAGGAACAAAAGAAGTATTTGTATCTCCATCATTCGCATTCATAAAAGTACCTCCCGTAAGTGTCACCCTTGCCGTATTGTATTTCTTTATGAACAACACCTTCCCAACATACGCATCAGGCATCGTGACTGTTATATCGGACGTGTTGGTAAATGATATTATATCATCATTAGAATTCAGCTTTGTACTGACCGCTACAGCCCTTGCATTCAGCGTAAGCCCACGTATGGACACATAACTGTCATTGTTCGGATGAAGGAAAATGTTACCCCCCTCCACGAACAGAGGAATGCTCAGGGTCTTGATGTGCATCCCGATCATGGCATTCGGACTCTGTATGTCAATTCCGGCATCATACGATATCCCTTCGATTGTGACAAATTTCGTGTTCCCTCCGATTTTTACACGTGCAAATGTCCTTTCGTTATAAAACTCTATCTGTCCGGCGGATAGGTTGAAACCGACATGGGAATCCGTCCCCTCATAAAGAGTTTTTGAGGACAACATACCGGAATCTATGGAAAACGGACCGATACGTCCGCTATCCGCCGTGATTTTTCCGCTGATATCCACATTGACCGCCCTGATACCGTCCGCATCAATCATGGACGCCTTGATCTTCTCGGTCAGCAACAGCTTGGTGGCGATAAAAGTCCAGCTCTGTGCTACCTCCCAGTATTTTATTTTTCCCGAAGCCACATTCTGTTTGGGGGTTTCCGTCGATACCGACGTATGCGAACGGATGCACAGGTACAGCAGGTTGTCATAAAGTACAATGTCGTAAAACTGCTGCCCTTGCTTGCCCTCCAGGTAAGACACAGACGCCTCCCATACACGCATACGCATGCGCGCCCCCTTATCTCCCTTGTCACCTTTTGGAGCAAAACTGACCTGTCCGGTTCTAGTCACCAACGGCATATCACCTCCTTATTCCTTGGTTGTGATGGTCCATGCCACGTTGCCTCCTGCCTGCTGGCACATGTCCCAAGTACACGTGCCGGAAGTGGCTGCTGTACCGGAAGTAGACGGGTTAAGGACTACTCCTGCACTGTCCATGAACACGAAATAGAAAGTCATGTCCTTGTACTTGGTGGTACTTCCACGCTTGACCAGAATGGGCTTATAGACCACCGTGTCACCACTTTCCCGGATGGTCTCGTCCTCGGGCGTGGGATTCAGGATCAAATCAAACGGATCGGACGCATCCATTACGGACTGCGTGTCCTGACCGATGAGCTTGCCGCCCTGGTACACCTCCGCCTTGAACACACCTGTCGTGTCAACCATATCGTTGGTGACGGTCAATGTCTGTGTGGTCTTTCCGCTCAGCACGCTCCACGCACCGTTGACCTGGTTGTACCACTTGTACGCCAGTCCGGTAGTGATCTCGTCACTGCCCATGCGCGCTACGGCTTTCAGAATGCAGCTCTGCCCTTTGTCCCGAAGGGTAAAATACTTGTTGTCACCGGCAATGATCGTCACATGCTTTTGGTTTCCGACCCCCTTGGTAATGGGGATGCTATAGACGAACTGGACGGTGTCGCTGGTATTCCCAACGGTCACGGTGGCTTCACCCTTGATGGTACAAGAGGCCGCTCCGCTCGCCTTGACCAGATTCTTGACGATCTGCAATCCGTAGTAATCCGTCGTACCGGGCTGGTAAGGGATAAACTTGAAATGTCCCGTCTCACCGCCAAACGTGTTGGTGGAGACATTGCCCGAGAACTTGATCTCGACATCATTGAAATACCATTTCATGGAGGAAGGAACCACCAGCCCTTCCGCCACCCGCGAAGAGGTGAGAATGAAGGACAAGACGGGCTTGAGCGAAGCGAAATCCGGTGCGATGTTCGTCGGCGCGGACGCTTCGCCCATATACTCCTGATACAGATCTCCCTGGTTACACTGGATGGCAGGCATGTATACGCCGCCCTTTTGCGAAAATATGACCTGTCCGGTCGCGCTGGCCAAACTCATGACGCTCCTCCTTCCCCGGTCGTTTCCGTACTATCCGTGCCTTCGGAGCTTTCGGTGTTGTCCTCCCCCCAAGAGGCAGGTGTGAATACTTCGACGGGATGGTCCGTACCGTCTATCTCTTCTTTCGCCGCCTGCGGGGTCAGGCAGACGCCGCCCGCTTCCTTGGCCCTGTCAAATACCGTGTCGCCGGGGAAACGTGCCACGTCCGCCTGCCACAATAATACATTGCCATCCGCTGTCCTGTTGCGGATATCGGTCAGATGCAACCGGTCGGCAACCTCCTTCGTTACTTTAATGTAAAATGCCATAATTCTATTGTTTTTAATGTTATCCAAATTTTCTTACTACTACCGCCTTGCCCCCCTGTGTGAGCACCTTGCCGCCTTGTGTCAGCGCCACGTAAGGGCCTCTGTCCTCCACCTCCAGCTTTAACATCATGCCGTTGCTGAAAGGTATCCTGGGAGAGTATCCGTCGGCAACCTTGGCATATCCGGCATCTCCGCTCTTCTTGACGTACCAGTGGCAGTTAAACATGGCGGATGGATTCGGGATAACCCCCATGGTATCCCGAATGACGGGTCTGGGAAAGATGGCGTAAGTCCCATCCGGAACACCCGTAGGTACGCCCTCCCAGTCGGCTTCAATCTTCGGAATCCTGCGGCGTATCACCGTAGAGACTGCCGGGTCCGATGTGCCCGGGGTTGATGCCGGAGTCCCGGAAGCCGCATAGGTGGCCTTGCAGACAATCGTGATGTCATCACCTATATAATTGCGGTCAATCTTATATACATTCTTGTTCAGTGATACAAACTCCCAGTCGTTGTCACCCGCTCCTGTGGTTATCGCCTCCAGCGCTCCCGTAGACAACAGACGGTACCAGAAGAACTTGCATTTGCCCGTAGCCGTCACGTCCGTGTCGCCTACCATCAGTTTAGCCGTGATGGTCTGTGCGGTGATGTCACGCACCGGGTTCCAGTCCAGCGTGGACGGGCTGTCTATCGTCAATACGGGGATCGCATCCGTACCGTCAACCGCGCGGACAAGACAGCTCATCTGAAAAGTAAACAGCTGTCCGGTACGTGTGTCGGCATATTCCGCGTAAAACTCCAGCGTGACGGGTTTTAGGACGGTGACATTTTTTTTCATTGTGATCTGTCCCTTGCTGTCACCGGACTCCGTAATGCTGTAGCCTGTGTTTGTCGATGTGATAAGTGTGCGTGTGGTTCCGATGCGCTCGTACCACTTCATGTTGGTCAGCCTGGAGTTGACCGCCCCGATTTTAGTCACCGCTTCCGGATCGGTGGCGTTGCACCGCGGAAACAGGACCAGCGGTGTCAGCGTATAGTCCGGAGTGTATTCAGCTTTGTCAGCCTGGTAGACCTGCATGTCCGGCACGCTGCCCACCACCTCGATGTTACAACTGGTTTGTAACAGCCGGTAGTTGATTTCTATTTTTCGTTGCTTTGTTGCCATTGTATAAAACCATTTTAAAATGTTACAAAATTCTCCGCCACTTCAAACTGCTGCCCGTCACGCAATAACGCCTGTGCTTTAAACGTACACACCCGCATGTTGGTATAATTCGGTCCGAGATCATCTATCGTCAGAGGAAGATTTTTCCCGGCGCCGGCACGCTTCACCGCCCATGCGTTATCTTCTGATACATTCCCGGTATCACGCGTCCAGCTCACATCAGCGTCAAGTATATGATCTGTCACGTCACGGTTGTACAGCTTGCCGGTAATATATAGCGTTGTGGAAAAAGTCTCGATATCAAAATACCACCCCTTTGTGCTGCCGATCTCTATCGTAAATTCCGGGTTCCCTTCCAGCATCGCCCATCCGGCCGCCGCATATTGCGGTTCGTCGGCTGTTCCCGTCATCAGGCACTTCCATTTGCAGCCGTAGTGCCAAACCGTGTCCGCCCGCTCCTGCGTATTGGTGTAAGGATTGTCAGAGGACGCGACTTCGGCCGACCAAAAGCCACGGTCCACCAGTTCCTGTACGGGCAGTCCCTGCCAGTCCACACGGTAAAGTTCACCGAAGATGCCGGCACGGGCGAATATGTACGAGTGCTTATAGTTGACGGGGAGATTGTCAAACAAATCCAAATTGGGCAAACGCCCCAATATCATGTAATAGTTGTTCTGTTCCAAGACAGGCTTCGTTACTCCTTCCAGCCAGACAAGACATTTATCCGTGGTGGCGGACAAATACCAGTAGCTTTGCCTGTCCTCATTGAAGGCGTTTCCTCTTCTGGTAATGATCGTCAACTCTGTGGGAGGATAGTTTTTACCGCCCGGCACCTCACTGTCCGGGTATGACAACACAGAGATGGAGTTGGCCGGGACATTCTTGGACAGCACGCGCATCCACGAGGCGTAATACTCCCCCGTTGAAAAGAGGTTGTTTACAATCCCGTACACTATATCACCCTCCTGGAATGCGGTGAAGTCATTCTCCCAGCGCTTGCGCAATTTCAGGGTATAAGTTCCGTCGCTCTCTAAAGCCACGGACTCAATGACTCCGTTCTCGGAATATGAGGTGTCGCCTTCCTGTGCGTTCAGACGGTTATAGATGATTTCCTTGAACACTGCGGAGCCGCGTACCTCAAGACGCTCGAACTGACCGCGCCCGTCAGGATAGATACCGGCACCTTTACCGGCAATCATGGAGTCGATGAACTTGCCGAACTTCAATAAGAAATTTGTTCCGTCCGCTTGATCCTTACGAAGGAACATTACTAAGGAGCGCAATGCGGAATACACGTTATGGTCTGTCGCAGGGGTGGAGTCGTGGCTTCCGATCACATACACACCGCTGCCACCACCGCCCGTATAGGTCTGTCCCTTCAGGGTAAGGCTCTCAACCTTTTCCTCCAGCTCCCCGATACGGGAATAGGCGGTGGTTTCCCCGACAGTATAAACAGGTGAGTCAAAGGAATAGTCAAGATTGAATTCAAATCCGATAACCCTTGACTGTCTTCCGTTCTCGAAATAAGCCTTGTTGATAAGGTTGACCTTTTGACCGATGCCATAGAAATTATGAACGCCATCCTCACGGTATGCGTCATTTGACATCATCGTGCAGCCATAGGTACTCGGATCTATCTTGGATTTGGCAGCGTACTTTTCAGTCTTTTCCTTCAACTCCTGCTCGGCGGCACCCACAAGCCCCAGCTCGGTTATTTTCGTACTGTCCCAGCCGGAAAGCACATATTCATCTCCATCCTGGGGAAAGAGCACATCACCGGGAAGCGGTCTGCCATAGTCCTCATTCCTGACTATCTCCCAAAGCTGTGCCTCAGGGTTCCATCCGCCATCCGCCAATATCTCCGGCTTTCCCTCAGGATTGAACTTCACGGCAAACTCCAAACCGTTGAGAAGCCCGGACGCGAAACGTATCCTCAGCTCCTGACCGGGGAGGATATATTTCTCGGAAAAGTTAACACCCGTGTCCCTAAAGCGGTAGGCATTCCATTTTTCCTCGGTGGTTGTACCGTCCTCATTCTCCACCTTGTCCGTCACTTCGATAGTGGTGACATCCGACATGATGCCCGTTCTTCGGGGATAGACTTCATCGAAGATAACCACCTGCTCGACGGCTTCCTCGGTAGTCATATCAGGATAAGCGTCAATGTAAGGAGTGCCTTCGGGAAGCATCAGCCTGCGCTGCACCACGCCGTTCACAACCACGGTCTCGTCAACCGGACGGTAGTCAGATGGGATATTCTTTGTTGAACCAAAAGCGTAGATACGGGTGGCATAAGTGGACCGGGATTCTGACTGTGACATTTCCTGCACGTTTTTCCCGATTTCGAAATCCACCGCATCGCCAGACTCACAACGTCCGAAATGGATGATGTTTTCAGTCACCCAACATTCGCAATCCCATTTTTTCGCCATCTTAAAACAAGCGTCAAGGATGTTGATGTTATCGTAACTCATCAACTGGGACTTGTTTTCGACTGTGGAATCAATGGAGAAAACAAAATCCTGTCCTTTGTATGTGTAACCAAGAGCTTTCAAATTTCTAAGGACTATACCGGCTTGTACGTCAAGCGGGGCGGTCAGGTTCCAGGACGCTTCCTGTCCGGCCGTCTCCGGGGTATATTTGAAGATTTTGTTTTTCCATTTCCAGTAGTAGGCGTCAAGCTGAAGCTCATAGTCGTATGCCCCGGTTTTACGGTTGTACTTGGGTTTGTACAGATCGCATAGTTCGAACCGTCCGAAACGTGTGTCCTCCGTCCAGTCGCCCAGTTTGAAAAAGACAGGAGATTTCAGGGAGAACTTCAAAAGTATAAAGTCCTCCTTCATCAGAGTGAACTTACGTTTGCTGCCTTTTCTGACAACATCCTGATAACATGGTGTACCAGCTGAATTTCTGATCTCAATTTTCATACAATATCTTTCCTGTCGCCCGGATTGGGTTCTTTGAGTTTGACCATAAACTTACCCCGGCATTTTCCGTAACTTCCATACTTGCCGCAAGACAGATAGTACAGATTGTAAATCTTTCCCAGTGCCGGGATTTTCAGTGCAATTTTACCCTTTACCAGTTCGGATACAAAGGACGAATATTTATCCAGATAGTCACTTTGCGAGTTTCCCGTAATAAAAAAAGGCAGGGTGAGCTCCCTAGAATCCATCTTGCAGATCTCAGGCGATGAAGTAATCTGTATGCCATGTTCCAACCTGCTGTCATTTTCGATATAGTCCTTCACAGGAGGGGGTGTCAGTATAGCCTCCAAAGCTCCGTCCATCAATTCCGCACCCCATGTACTCCAGATATTCCTGCCATTAATAAAAGCATTCCTCTCCATAATCACATTCCTTTTGTGTTTTTTTCTATCTCGGCAAGAGTGTCGTCCATGCCGCTCAATATGCCGGTATATTTTTCAATTTTCTCCAAATGATCGTTGCATTCATGCAATACATCGCGCATTTCCGTGACACACACCGAATGAGCAGCAAGTTCCTTTGCCATATTCAATGCTGCCGTGGAAATAATAAGCATATTCGCATTCATTTCCGTTCCTTTGGTTTCCAAACGTACATTAGACTCATACATGGCTGTCAGCCGTCCGCTGATCTCCTCACCTGTTTCCTGGCTCATGGTGGTGGAATATCCTTTGGAAGAGGATTGGGAATAAGAGTTTCCGGATGCGTCCCATCCGAAGATATCCGCCAGACTGTCTCTCTCGGCCAGCACTGCTTCAGACAACTGTTCCTGCATCTCACGCAATGCATCAACCTCATCTTTCGTATAACCATCCTCACCATATTCTGCCCAGGTTTCATATAGTTTTCTGACCTGTTCCTTGTACTTGTCGGCCATCATGGCTCTGATAATGGATTTGCGGAGCTGTTCCTCCAGATTCTCGGCCAGTTCTTCATTCCCGTTCTCCAGATCGGATATCATCTCCCAGTAAGAATCCTCAAAACTGTCAAAGGATATACCGGTAACCTGTTCCTTCACCGCCTCCAGTATTTCCTTTTCCGTTTCGCCATATTTGATGATATTTTCCAGATGGTTCCTGAACTCTCCGTCCATAACAGACCAGAGGCCGGCATAATTCTCCCTGATGGACTGCAAGACTTCCGGGGACATATTGATCATATCTTTCATCTCATTGAACGTCACACCGTACTCCCTGGATATCTCCCCGGCGACATCACGCCAGTTCTGTCCTTCCCATTTGTAGGAGCCTTTCCACATCCTGTAGCCCTGGCTGTGACTTCCGATACTGCTGCCGGCACTCAGACGTGCCTCGGCAAGTTTCTTTTGTACATCCAGCTCGTTTTTTGCAATATTCAGAGCTTCCTCTCCGGCTTTGGATGCTTCTGCACCGTAACTTTCATTTATATATGCCTTTTTTTTGTCAAGCAGCTCGTCCCAGATATCCAGTAGATTATCATACTGCGCCACCATCTCATTATAACCGGAATAATCAGCGCCATGGAAAATACCACCGGCCCCCTTGATCCCAAAAATGGACCCCACCGTATCGAAAATTCCTCCTACGGCATTGCTCACAGTTTCCAGTATATTTCCCACGAATTTGTCAAGCCCCTGGTCACCGATTTGGTCAAGTATGGCCAGGATGGCAGCAATAATCCCGCCTATCTTCGATCCGGATTCCGAGAGTACGTCAACCAATGACCCGACACTATCCCCGAATGAGGAAAGACTTACATCCGCTTCCCCGAGCTGTGCAATGGCATTGGTGACTCCGGTTATATTGTCTATAGCCTTCTTTGATGACTTGTCCACATTCGTTTTCGCATTCGTGACATTCTGGGATGCTGTATTAAGCTTTTTCTTCGCCACCTCCTGCTCGGCATGTGTTCCACTTTCCAAGGACATATTATATTCATCCTGAGCCTTGGTCAGTTCCTCCTGAGCTTTTCTCAGATTGTCCAACTGGTCTGGAAGATCACCAAGCAGTCCGCCTTTGTCAATAATGGCGGATTGTATCCCGTCTAAAGCTTCGTCAACAACCTTTTTTTGCTCTACAGCCATATTCTTATACTCATCGGATTCACGGAACAGTTTCAACTGTGCCCTAACTTTGTCAAGCTCTTTTTTAGACACCTTACTTAAATCCCCGAATATCAACTCCCAATTGATCTCCTGCTTCAACTTCTCAACATCCAGGGCCGACAGAGCTTCCTCAAACTCCTTTTGCAGGGATGCGATCCTGCCTGCATCAGACTCACTATCCATCAAATTCCTGTATTTGCGCGTCAACGCCTCCTTTTTCCCTTGGAAGGTGCCGTATTTGATCAGATATTCGTCCCATGCACTTTCCTGCTCACGCAAACCCTCTTTCCTCTGACGTCTGGTGGTGTTGCTGATGATCGTGTCAAATGCCGACGTATCCACGGACACCGAGTACGAGTCAAAGGATTTTTTCACATAACGCTTGTTCTTTTTCGCCTTCAGTTCCTCCTCGGCCTCGAACTTTTCTTTCTCAAATCGGATTACAGCCTGGATATAGTCATCCTTCTGCCGCCGCAGAAGCGATATCTCCCTGCGGTTGTCAAGTTCCCGCTGTGCCAGTTCCTTTTCAGCCCCGGCCTCCATAGCATCAATACGGGTTTGGGCTATCCGGTATTCCAGTTCCTCCTCCTGACGCTGACGCTCCTGCAAATGTTTCTTCTGCAAGTCCTCCAGTTTCACACTCTGCGCATTAACCGCATTGGCTTTCTGAGGATCCACCTGGATATCCGTCTTGCCGGAAAGAATGGTGCGGGCCATGTCCCTGTACTCGCTGTCCGCATTTTTTTCGTCTGCAAGCCATGTTTCCAGCTGTTTCTTGTTCATCTTGATGAACTCATCCCGCATCTTGATCCTCTTCTCGTTGTCCTCCAGGGACTTCTCCAGACTCTCACCCCGCAGTTCCCGGATTCGGAGCTCAGCACCCTTGATCATGTCGCCATACTTCCTGACATCATCATCAATACGTGCCAGTGTGCCCGGAGTATTATCGAACCAGGAGGTGGAATATCCGGTATTGCTCATGGAAGAAGTCACATACACCCCTCCGGCCTGCTGCGCCTTCAGCGCGTTCTGGTATTTCTTCCTGTATTCCTCCAGATTATTCTCCTCTTCCTTGATGGCTTCCCGATTCATATATTCCAACAGTACCTTCTGCTGCCGCACGAACTCCCTGGCTTTGCCGCTGGAAATATCCAGTGCCTGTCCATATTCCCCCACTTTGGTTATCACTCCGGGAATATTGTCCGTGATTTTGGTGATGATGGAATTAAGTTCGGCCTGCTCATCCGAGGATAGTCTGGTCTTGGTCTTCAGCTCATCATACCGGTCCAGCAACGGCATATACTCGGAATAAAGGTTTATAACCCGTTCCTTCTGTTCATAAAACTTTTCATTGGCGGTGGATACTGTTGTATTGACAGTTTCAGCCATTCTGTTTTTCAAGCTGATCCATAAATATCCAAGCCAGGACAACCGTCTTCCTAGTTTCAATTTGGCATTTTCCAACCTTGCATCAGCCTGAGCAGCCTTGTCAGATGCGGATACATACAATCCGGATTGTGTTAGCTGGCGGTCTATGATATTGGACACCCCTTTCATGAAATCACCAGTTTTGGCAACCTCCTCATTGATTTCTGCGGCGGAAAGTCCCAGGTTGTCCAGTATAAGAAGCGACTTGCGCCCCAGACCGGTCACAATAGAGTCTGTCATATATTCCACACTTTGGCCGGTCTGCTGCGCCTTCAACTGGGCGAATGCCAGATATTTTCCCATATCATCAACCGGGATCCGGAAATCCTTTGCCTTGACCGTTGCTTTCATCAGCTCAAGATCCGACAAGGTTTCCTTAGTGGCAGTACGAAGGTTTGCAAGAAGATCAGGGCGGTCCAACTTCTCAAATGCATGAAGAACTCCGTCAGCCTGAATGGCCACCTCCACACTTTCCCTGACAAATTCCTTTGCTTTGGACATGCCGTTTTTGAAAAAATCAAGGGCAGCCGCTCCGGCGGACGCAAAAAATCCCACCACCATAGCTTTCATATTCCCCAGTTTCAGGAATGACCCGGAAGTTTCATTGGTTCCGCCACGCAGACGGGCCATCGCCTCTCGTGTTTCCTCCAGCTGCTTTTCCAAACGGGCATATTCTTCCGGATGAAGGGACTTGACAGTATTGTCCAGCTGTTTTTGAAGCCCGCGGGCCTCTTTGGCCAGTTCCGCATAAGTTTTCTCGGTGCTCTTCATGGAGGAGCGAAGGATCTTCACTTTCGTATTATTATCGGATATGGCTTTGGAATTGGAATTCAGCTCTGCCTCCAGACGTTTGTACTCATCGCTGCCTTTCTTGCCGGAGGCTACCAGTTCTGTCATCGAATTGCGCAAACCATCATTCGTCCGTTGCAGCTCACGGGAGGACGCGTTTAGACGGTTCAGTTCCTCACGGGCCTCACTGGTATTCAGGGAGAGGGTGAACTTTATATAATCATCTTTCAGTTTCTTGTTCATACGGTTACTTTTCAGCAAAACTAGTAACCGGCAAGGAAGGGGCAAAGGACGGGAGAAACATGAGAAGCCCCGCATGTCCATGGACAACGGGGCAAAATATCAATGAGGACGGTATCCGGGACGATGCGCACTGTCATTCCCGTCCGGCCAGGGAAACAACTTCTCCAGCCGGTTGCGGATCTCCTTGCGGAGTGAATCGGACATGCCCGCTCTCAGATCAGGCAATGCGTTGTTGTACACTATCCCCCATATCTGACGGTTATAGATACGGAGATCGCGTTTCTCCCGCATGTCAAGAAAACGTATATAAAGAGGGTAGCCCGTTTCCAGCATTATCGGATCCACCCCCGTTATCTGGAACTCGGCCGCCGCAAGACGGTCACGCAGATGACCTGTACGGCCGGGCACAATTTTATCCGGGCGGAATCTCACCTTAAGTTGTCTTCCTTCCCGGTAAATACCTCTTTCCGCAATATCCAACTGCCGTTGATAAATGGTCTTGAAGTCACGGGACAGGGTTCTTTTGAAGAACTCCTCCCTCACAGGGTTCCATCCGTCACTCATTCCGTACCAAGTTTAAACGACACACTCCAACCGCTGTAATCCGTATAGAATCCTGTTTCCGGGGTAGTGGTCATCCGGTCAAGATTACGCATAAGACAGCACCCCCTGTTCCTGTCACCACGCATCACATTCTTGATGCTCTCGACAAGGGGCTGTGTATCTTCCAGCACCCGAACCGGACCACGGCGCTGCATATCCATACGGTCCATCAGAAATATAAGGCACAAGTTATCCTCCTCCACATTGTCCGGATCCGTACCTGTCTCCTGTGCGGACGGTACGACCACGAACAGAACCGGAAGCTCGTCAGAACTGATACTTTTCAGACAGTCGCTCATGTCCTGGTCCACATTCACTACTCTGACGGAATGTATGCCTGGTACACGCCGCATGACATTCTCATAATACTCACGATAGGTTTTCAAACTGATCATAGGCTCTATCTTTTGGAATGTAATTTCTCAAACTTCTTTCTGTAAAGGAAAATAAGGATATCCCAGAACGGTGTCGCCCTCACCTCTGCATAGTTCCCGAATGCCCCGTTCTCAGCGATATCCATTCCAATGCCCGTCCAGCCGGTATGGTCATCCGCTTCCGGCTTCTCATCTTTTCGGAAAAGAATCCGCAAGTTAACCGTTTCACCGTCAATTTCCAAAGGCTCCTCCCGGATGATGGCGAACACATTCATAAAAAACAGATAAGCATGAAGGCAGAGCAGAATTGGCGGTTCCGCACCTTCCCTTCCCGTATAAAGAGCTTTTCCGAACTCCCGTAATATCATGTCCCTGTCGCCGCCACCCTCATCACCCATCCGTCTTACCAGTGCCATGCACTTGCAGAAGGTGTCAAACGATACCCCGTTGAGCATGTCTTCCGGTCCGTGAAAGCCGTTCCATTCCGGAAGGAGGTTGATTCCGGTACTCAGGTCCAGCCGGAAAGATTTTCCCTCACGAATAACGAACGGATCCGTCAGGGACAACAGTGCCAGCGTTTCCTTCCATGTGGATGGAGGAAGATGCCCCATATCAACTGGGAGTGCCAGAAAAAGAGACAGAATTTTCAAACGTATCCCGGGTTCCGACAATATATGCTGGTTAGCCATGGTGGCGATCTCCAGATAACGGTAATACTGGGCAGGTGTCAGTTCCTCAAGCGTTTCCGGCACACTCACTTGTCTGTTCTGATAATATATTACACGCATAAAAATCAAAAGGTTATCCCCTTGCTTTGAAGCGTGGGGCCTGAAACATAGAAATCAACCTCCTCAGGCGCGGCGTCCAAAGCCGCCACCGTATCCTGCAATTCCTGAAGATACCGGTCGGCATCGGCCTGAAGACTGTCCGCCACACTTTTTCGCGCCTCTTTCTCTGCCCGTAACTTTTCCTTTACAGTTCCGGTCTGCTGCACCTGTACGATACCTTCCGGAATAACCTCTACAGGCAGGCGATCAACCGCTTTCTTGATGGCCAACAGTGCCAGAGGTCGCTGGCATTCCTCCAAAAGAGTGTCACATACGTCCGGATCCCTTCTGACAAGCCAATCAAACCGCTCCTTTCCGACAACAGGCAGAATGTCTGTACGCTGTATTTCACGCAGGATGGGAACCAGTATGAGAAATAGACGGTGGCTGCCGATATGATAGAACTCGTCAAACTCGTCCTTGGTACGGATGAGCAATCCGTCCATCTGTCTTTTAGCCAGGCTTTTTTCCCAGAAGTCAAACTGCTTCTCCTCCAAGAATCCTACCAGAGCATCCACCGACTCATACGCCAGATTGAGTATGTTCATTTCATCCTTATATTCCTGAAGGGCAGTCAGCCCCTTCTCATTCTCTCCCAGTTTCCTCTGCCTTCCGCTACCGCCATGCTGTGCATCCAACGTGGGAACAACCTTTACCCATGCGAAATATGCCACGGCACGCTGCGCCATGAATACAAGTTCCTCTTTCTCTGGGTCCAGGTCTTCATCCCAATAAAGGTCGACTATCGCCGAAAGCACGTCCGCCCCGATAATACAGGTCAGCTGGCGTGCGGCCAAAGGCAGTACCGGCTTCCACTTGGAATAGTCCAGGCTGTCGGAAATCATTCCCAGCGCCGCAACAAGCTCCTGGCGCCCTTCTCCGTTTCTGTCGAATATCATTTTCATAACTTATATATTTTCTTTCATACGGTTTCCCGGCGACACGTTCTCTTCCTGACTCACCACATTCCTGTACAGTCCGATACGTATATCTGTTCCCGGCCAGTTAGCGTTGATATACTCCTGCACCGGCTTGCAGAGTATCATGTCCGGAATAGCCGTTTCAGACGCATTGTAGACCTTGATGGAATACAGTTTCTCGCTTCCACTGCTCAGTTTGTTTTCCAAAATGAGGTTCGCCAGCACCGGATCAATTCCGAACCCGGAGGTGGCAGCAGCATCAGCCTTGTTGCTGATTCTAATCTGTGCCTCGATGTAATCCTTCACCTTCTTATCAATAGGAGTCACCTTCCATCCCTCAAAATCGTTGGCTTCATCGCTCCAGAACCGGGTCGTGTGCATATATTTTCCCACATTCTTCATCCCGGTAATACCTCCGGCAAATTTCTCCATGCATTCATCCTTGTAATCCTCCAGCATCTTGGCCGTATAGGTTTCCCCACGCTTGCGGCATACGGATTTCAAACGTTCCTCCGCCTTGTCCCAATACCCTTGTGGAGATTCTATATGCAGACTGAGCGCGCTGGAATTCAGATTATAGTTATGCAGTAATGGTGCCAGGGTACCGGCTATTTCCAGCCAGTCAAAGGCTCCCAGAAAACGCGGGGTACTAACAAAATCCTTACAGAAGGAATAGATGTTGTAATATCTGGCCGACACCGGATATCGGAAAGGATCTGCCGGATCAAACATGGGATACCTCTCCATATATTCAGGATCCGGGAAAGGGAAATCTCCCACGACAATGCCTTCCGGATCATTTTTCCCAGGGGGAGGGTACAACAGTCTGGCACGCTGGTAAGGGATATGCTCCAACCTTAGTAGCTTTCCCCGCCCGCCAATACGGGGCGCACGGTTGCGGACAAACTTGATAAAGAAGCCCTGCATGTGGGTGAGATCAACCAGACAACGGTGCATACAAATCCGATAATCCCAGGAAGACATGTCCGACTCAATATCAGGTGCAAGCACCCATTTTTTGTAGAAACGGTTGTCCGTATCATCAATTGCATCCTCATAGAACCGGGGACCGTCCCCCCATTGCAGACCGGCAATCTTGCCAAGAATACCCTCGCCGGCATAGAACCGGTCAAGCAGGCGCATGACCTCTCCGGGCATGTCATTGTTATCCCCCATCGGAACGATATCATATCCGGCCACACTCATTTTCCTCGTGAAACAGGTGTTACGGTTATGGTTCAGCATGATACTGGAAGGTTCCCATCCCTTACCACGTCCTGATATGTCAAAGGAATAAAGCGATCCATTGCCGGGGTCCACAAAGCCGAAATTTCCGCTACGTCTTACCTCCATATTACAAAACTGTTTTCTGTCCGTTAAATTCCACTACCAGAATCTGCCAGCAGTTCAATGCGTTGCCTGTTTCCGTATCGACAAGAAACAGTTTATGACTGGCATTCTCTATTTTTTCATCAGAAGCCTTGGAACGAAGCCTGGCCGCTTTCAAAAACACCAGATCACCGCCAGACTGTTTCTGACGGTTGTATTTCCGGAATTTGATACTGAATGTTCCTTCAGCTTTGCTCACCGCTTTCATCTCCTCGACTGCGGTATATAAATTAATTTGTCCCATATTCGCTATTTTTCAAGCAAATATGGGACAAATGCAATATGGGATAAAGGACAGGACTACTTGCTTTGTGGATGCAATTTCTCTATCAGTCCTGCATAGAACCGAAAGAATTGCACCAAATCCAGATTTCTTTTCAAATTGTCCGGTTCCATCAACTCAAAGTCATCCAACAGAATATCCGTCAATTTCTCCGTATGCTCCCGAAAGGAACCGGGCTCATGATCCTGTATATTAGCCAGCGCATCTATCACTTGATCTGTTATGACAGCATTCGGGTTAAATCCTTCTTCTTTCATTTCAGCCCTCCTTTCTTGCAAAGATGTAACGACACAACAAACCAAGCTAGGCAAAGCAATGCAGGAACAGCCGACACAAATGCTGCACATACCAATGCAGAAAAAGCCAAGGAAGCATGAGTCATAAGGCACACCTGACGGTTGGTAACTACGGATTCAAGAACACATGAGAACAGTTGGTTCTCCTTTTCACACCACGCAACAAGTGCGGATTTCTTTGCCCCTGATACAGGCAAAGTAACTGTTTGATTTTTCATTTTGGTAAGCAATTAAAATGAAACAATATGTTAATTATTACGGGGAAGAAACAGAAAAAGTTCCGCTCCCCGTTGCTTACCACCTTGAGAAAGGCTGTGGGCGCATTAACGACACCACACGGGACGGAACTATATGTATAGCCATGGACATAAAAAATGCCCGCAGCAAATATTTTGGCGAGCCTTCTCGCCTTTCTCAAATGGTAAGCACTGCAAAGATGGGGATTATTTTTTAATCCACAAACTTTTTGGAAAAGTTTCTTGAAAGCAGAACCTGCCAGTGCCATGAAAGCTAAGGAAGCATGAGCCATAAGGCACACCTGACGGTTAGACACTGGTTCTTCAAGTACGGAAGAAAATAATTGATTTTCACGGTTCAGCCACATAGTTAGGACTGACGATTTGCTCACGACATTTATGTCGGTAGCAGGAATTGAAGCTGTTTGTTTCATACGGATTGATTGCTTTAGCGTTTCGGCAATAATAGAACGCAAGAACGGCCGCCGTTTCCCGAGTTCGCTAAAACAATCAATCCGTAGTCACTCCGTAGAGCAATTAAGTTGATGGGAAAGGCAGCCGTAACTTTTGCACAACAAGTTGTGACTTCTACAATCTCCTATATATCATTTTGCTGACATCTGCAAAATGAACCTGTATGGGCATAAAAAAAGCCCATTTAACTATCATGAGCATTAACCGCGCTCTACGTTCCTGACCAACAGAATTGAATTGTTTTAGCACTGCAAATATGAGGATTATTTTTTAATCCACAAACTTTTGGGGATTTTTTTTTGAAGGCGGAGCACTGTCAGTGCCATGAAGGTAAGAGAAGCATGAGCCATAAGGCACATCTGACGGTTAGTAAACTTTCTTCCGAAATGAAAATTCTCTGATTCCAGTCATATAGCTGACCTCTCCACTGCTCTTACGGATAACGATAAATAATTAAGTGATTAAGAAACAACCACAAAAAAAGCCCCGAACTTAAATAGTACGAGGCATAAAATTTTAAATGTCATTCATTTATAGGTACATAAAATGTAGTTTTTGACGGAGTATAGATACCACAAGTAATAACCTCCAAAAAACCATTTAAAAAAGTATGGTGGTTTTTGATTGCATACTTCTGACGATCCCCAACATATTGCTTGATATCTTTCTTGTTTGATACTGGTGATATCAACCCGAAAAGAAAATGATTGTTTGTCTTTGAGTTCAAAACTCTTTTAGGTTCGTCAACCTCCATGCCACCTACATACAATTGGGAACTATAACATGAAGACAACAATAAAGATAATGTGCTAACTAATACTAAAAGCATTACTTTTTTCATGATTTTGTTTTTTACGAGATTATTATTTAATTGGAACAGCAAATGTAATGATAATATCCAACAACCAGGCATTTACTAATGGATTTTTTTACTAGTTTTGTAACAACTTAAAAAGTAACCATCCATGGAACGATTAAATGACGAACAACTAAATGTACTGGATAAAGAAATTCTGGAGTTCTACTGTCAAGAAGCAGCAAAACGTTTGGAAGACTATATACGGGTGGAATCGACCATAACAGAGCGCTGTTATATCCTGTTCGGCATCTATTATGCCATTATTGCTGCCTCTATGGGATACGTACTCTCAAACTTAGACAAACAAAATGATCTTCCTGTCACGTATGGATGCCTTGCCTTATTCACATTCTCTTTCATATCCTTGATATATGTCACAAAGGCCATGAAGCCACACGATTTCTATGCTAAAGGAAGAGATCCGGAAGAATTCAGAATACCGGAATATGTAAAATATTTCCAAAAATGTCCGAAAGCGGATAAGAAAAAGAATGTATTGGCAGATGAGCTGGTCATGCTTCAAGAGAGCATCAGCAAACAACGTGCATTAAATGAGAAAAGAGCCGGGCAGATAAGCGCATCACTTTCTTTCCTCGCTACCGGCTCCTGTATAACTGCGATCCTTTTCATTATCACTTATATTATTTTGTGGTAAGAGGAATCTGGTCTGCTCCAGTGGATGTCTTTACTACCGGAATAGGAGGAGGAACTGGCTTATTTGGTTTACTTTTGCCCATAATATAAAATGGCGAATCCTCATCCAATGCGCGCCGACCGGTGATAAATCCGGAACCCGATTCTACAGGTTACACATCGAATGAGGAGTCATTTTTACAAAAATGTTTTTTATCAAGATTCGGCATCGCAAATATAGGGATAATATTCAACATCCCGAATTTCCTAGCGGATTTTTATTACCTTTGCTGATGCATCAAAAATATGAACCATGACAAAAGAACAGGAAGATATCAAGCGGTTACAAAAAGAAGTAAGCCTTATTTGTATGCACCTTTATCAGATCAAAAAGCTGATAATAAACAGTCTAATATTCCTTTTGCTTGGTCTGATAACAGGACTTCTGTTATAAATGCACATCCTGTTCACAGATTTTAATATCAGGCAGCCAAATCTGAAACATCTTTTTTACCTTGTTTACACAGCATTATATCAGTATAACAGCTACTGTAATTCACACAGGCATTGAATTCCACTTTCACACAATCCTTAAAAGGATTACCGATTGAGGGATTATCCCCAATCCAACTGCATAATTCAAGAATGGAAGATTTATTGGATGTAAAATACACAAACGAATGCTCCTTCAGAACATGCAGGACATTCAGATAATCAGCCAGATGCCAGTACATTTTATATGTTCCGACTTCTGTACTTAAATAAGGGGGATCAACCAGGAAAACCACCCCCGGAACATCCTTGTAACGTTTGAACACTTCCTTATAATCCTCACTGACAATGGTTAGTCCTTCCAGATAATCCTTCGCATCGGAATAGTCAGTCCGGTGGATAGTGTTATAAAACGTTTCTTTCCTCATATTATCCAGATTCAGCACATATTTCATGGAAAACAACAGGGATGACGACAATGTGATATAATCAACGTAGCCATGTTCCTTTTCCTCCTTTTCAATACGAGCCAATATTCTTTCACGGGCTTCACCGGTTATACGTTTCTTTCTGGGGAGTTCCGCTGTTATCCTTCGCAAATCTGCCAGCAACTGATTGGTATTCGGTATATTGTCAAGCCGTTGCCGGTAGTTGTCGAAATCATTATATACCACAACAGCATCAGGTCTTACCCGTTTGGTGATGTGGGACAGCAGCCCCGATCCGCCAAAAAGATCCACAAAAACGGTACTGTCTGGGAATCGGTCCAATACTTTGATGAATTCTTTGGCAAACATACGTTTCTGCCCCACAAACGGAAGCGGGGCAGACAGATACATATTTCTCATGTTACTTTCCATTTAAAAAAACGCCGCAAAGATCTTCTGAATTTATGAGAAACAGGCAGGATCAGGAGCGTTACCCACTGCACGACACATGCAGCAGATCAGACATTCAGTTCGAAACGGACAGTTTCGTCACCAGCAAGCAGTGCACGGGTACCCGGGATATTGTTCTCGTAAATATGTACATTTCCCAAATAGAGGGTGATCGACTTCAGGGGAAGTTCTATCTGCCGTGCCATCAGGTACAGATGATAAATGTCAGCAGGCAATCCGAGATTTGCATCACTGCTACGCTGGTATGCGGACAACACCAGTTCTCCATTGTCAATCTGAAACTGCACCAGGCTCAGGCAGGGTGTCTGGTTGCTTTCCACACCGGTCTCACCTAGGAAAAGCACATAATTCTTACTGTTACGTTTCTCCCTGTTGATTTTGTCTATGAGTGGCGGCAGCTTCTCAAAATAGGTGGGATAAGAGTTCACAAGAATGGATCCGCAATAATCCCACCAGTTGATACCTGCTTCGCGGTATTTTTCCACCTGGCGCTCACCCTGCATAAACAAATGCAGTTCATTACGAAGCTTCTTGCGGGCAATATGATGCCCTTCAAAGATGTCCAACAGATCCGCTGGTGTAAGTACCAGAACCTCATTCAGAAGGTACTGTATGTTCCCCTTCCTGTTTGATTGCGTTTTTCCTGTGGCAAGTATCTTGTCTAGTACCTGATAATACTTGTTCATAGCCATTCCTCCTTATAAAAATGAAACATCCTAAAGATAGGAGAAACAGCACAGTCCGCCTGATAAAACAGCCCGTTCATACTGCAAACGTCTTACAGTCACTCCGAAACCGCTTAACCAGGGCATAAATCGTCCTCTCGCTAACCGAATATTTTTCAGAAAGCACGGCAACGACATAAGATACTTTCTCTCCTTGGCTTGTCCGGTACATGTATTCCGAATATAACTCCATATACTGGACATCCTCCAGACGGACACCCGCCTCCTGCAACTTTTTCAGCAGCTCGCGATTAAAGTTTATTATCTCTATCACTTTCATACAATAATATTTGATTATCTTTGCGCCATCTCACTCACATAACATACAAAATGCGTCACACCGCAGCAGAGGGTATTTGCCCCCGGCTGTGCGGTGTGACGCATCTTTGTGTAAGTATGTGGGTGAGATAACTACTTACAGGCCGGGGGGTCTTTTTCGCCTTCCCCCGCAAGGCATTTCACAAGATCCAGTGAAAAACCATCCAAAAAAAGACTGATTTTCCCCTTATTTTCGTATTTATCATTCAAAATGTGCGTATTTCAGCCTTGAATTTTGCTGTAATAGCACATAAATATCTAGTTTTCAACAAATAACACCATAAAGCCAAAATCTTTAAAACCACGTCTCTTGTTTCCGTGCGGGCCGCTCAGAAGTCCCGGGGCAATTGCCCCGGGCAATTTTCGTGAAATATGACAGAGAAAAACGGCGGGATGCCTGGTACGGACAGAAATCACTCCTCAAAACCGGGAATATAGGGATTTGCATTATTGCCACGGGCAATACGGACAATGCGACGCCAGTTTCTGCGCATCATCAGGTATTTGAAAGCGTCACTGAAATTGGTAGAAAACATGGGAAGTTTCTTCGGGGCAAGCTTTTCACTCTTCTTGATCTTGAACACCACCTTGGTTTCACCCTTATAGCGGATGCCGGCTGGGGCTTTCTCAACGCTGCTGACCATTTCACGGCAATTCACCGCATCAACCAGCAATCGGGGCAATTGCCCATTCTCTCCCTTCATCAACTCCTGCATGAATCCGTATTCCTCCGACTGGGGGATGATACTCTGTCTGCGGCTCATCAGAATGACGGTCCATCCGGTCCGCTGGCCATCGGCATCCTTCTCTATGGCATCCTTTATCTTCCTGGCATAATCCTCCCCCTGTCTTTCAAAATTATTGCCGGCCCGGTCATAATACAACGACAGTTCCTTACATTCATGTGAAGCAAAGAAATCCAAGAACTGGTCAGCCAGCTCACGGAACCATCCGGGAGGTATCTCGAAAAAGTTTTTGTGGCATCGGTAATACGCTCCGTCTTCCTGCCCAATCACGAATGAAAGCATGTTGCCGAAGTCCATGCCGCCATCCAAAGGCTCGTCATGCCGCAGATAGCGCAACTCCCGACTATTTTCCGCCGGCTCCCCTCCAGGACTCCCGTCATAATACTTATGCCTTTGCCCGAATAATACATAGAAGCGGACATCACGCCGGAGACCGGGCCGCATACCCAGCACCGACTTGCAGAACTCATGCAGTTCAAGAGTACCTTGATATAAGTTTCGTATATATTCCGGGGTCAGGATATCAACATTGACCAGGGAGGATGCGTTAAGAAAAAAGGTTTGTCCGCGGCGCAATTTGCGCAAGGCCCGATCATAATAATCTATTTTCCTTTCCAGACGCGCCAGCACGGAGTGACTGGGATTGTCTTTCTTCTGCTCGCGCAGTTGCTTCAACAACAGCCCGTTCCGTTCAAAAGCCGCCTGTACAATCAGAATTATACGATCTGGATCCATATTGGGTGCATAACGGAAATACCAGTCATATTCCCCCTCGTTGACATCCGGCATATCAGTGGTGATCGTCAGACCAAGAAACAGATGCGATGCCCCGTAAGTGAGAGAATCGCCACGTAGAACAGGCATGGCACGGTTCACCTTCTCGTCCTTGTCATATTTTGACTCGTCATAAAACAGATGGACCACCGATTTGCCGGCAAGCAGTGAAGGGTTATCCAGCGAACCCATAAAAATAACACTGCCATTCCAGAAGGAATAGCAGTTCCGGTAATCATTGACAATTATGGAGCATTTCGCCTTCCAGGAGGCCGGCGGTTCCTTTCCACGGATATAATGCACCCCCTCGTACAGCCCCATCATTTCCCATCCCTTCTGTACGGCGGGCATGATGTTGTCCTTCAGATTGGCATAAGTGTTGGCGACAAAAGCGAAAGGCGCACCGGGCATTTCCCAGATACACCTGTATGAACGTCTGGACTGTATGACCGTACTCTTGGACATACCACGCCCGGCTATGACAACCAAAATGGTCGTATCCACGAAATCGGTCAGTATCTGGACATTATGGCTGAATTTTACATCCACATCCTCATCATTCGCTATCTTCCTCGCTAAATTCCTCGATATCATAAATCATACGTTTTTTCAAATCAAACTTTCTTATCCGTGCGTCCTCTTTCAGATTATCACGCACAGCAACAGGTATCTCCGGTATCGAGTCGATGAAACCCTCCAGTTCCTTTCTATCAATGGCGGGAACGCCCAGATCCTCACGGTTGGCCGTATAGATATCAACCTTTTTCTGGTTTAGAAGCTCTTCCGGTATCTCCGCCTGTTCCTTCCTGAAGCATCCGCGGTATTCACCGGCAAGTTTCAACAAGGCCCTTGCCTCCTTGATCTTGCCGGCTAGGAAAGCGGCGTCCGCCCACTTCTCGGCACGCTCGGCATACAGGGCAGCAAACGCCTCCGGACGGATGTTGTCTTGGGTATAGAAAAAATTGATGCTGTCATTATACACCTGCCGGGCCATCCAGTCGGACAGGCTGTACGGCTCCGACTTCAGCAGCCTGATTATTCCTGCCTTTGTCACCATCCTGCCGTTAGTGAAACGCATCCTGGCACGCAGACCACGTACCATCTCCATTAGAGAGAAATACTCCCTCTCTTCCGGACGCAAAGAATCCAGCGTTCCGGTGGAAAGAATGCGCTGGATCTGATTCAGATCAACCTTTTCAAAGTCCACTCTTGAAGGTCTGACCGGCAATTCACTCATATTCATCCATATCTTTTAACAGATTCTCAAACAAACGGCGTTCCTGGATCTCCGTTAGCAGCTTAACGGCATCAATATTCCCGTCCTCAGCTGCTTCGTGCAGCTTTATCTCGGGAGCGGCCCGTGAGACAAGCACGCCTTCACGGATCAGCCCTCGAATGGTGGTTCCTGGAATACCGGCGTCATATACAAAAAGAAAGCATTCAGAAGCGTCAAGGCCAAGATAGGCGGCAATATCCTCCGGCGCATAACCTAAAGCGGCCATGCGGCGAACATCATTTTTTTGCTCTCCAGTTAGAGCCAGGCTGTCAGGGGGAATATCATTCATAAGATAATTTGTTCAAACATTCTTCCAGGTACGCCAACTCGCATTTTTTTGCAGACAGTAAATGGGCAAACTCGCCACGGTCACAAGGGTGGGAGAAACGCTCCATTTTCAAGAGCAGCCCATTGATCCCATCCTCCAGCGTCCCTTTCCGAAATATCAGTTTTTTTTTCTGTTTTCCAGTTCCTTCTCGGCGGCCGATTTCATAGATTCCCATTTATCCACTGCCGCCAATGCCTTCGCACGTTCCTCCTCACCTTCAACGGTTTCAAGCTTCTTCTTCCATTTGGACACGTTGCTGGCCGCATTCTTACGGATATTCATCACCTCAAGATCACTTTTGTTGGAAAGCTCGTCAGAAGTTAGATAGACGGCAATACGGGGATGTTTTCCTAGCAGCACATGATTGTCACGGTAATATTCCAACTCCTCCCAGATACTCCGGTCCTCCAGGTAATTCTCCACAGTTGTTTTGGCTATGGCAAACGCCTGTTCCAGCTCAACGTCATCCGGCAGTTCCCCCAGTTCCCTGAAAGTTTTTAGATAAAGGTCATAGGCCGTGAACATATCGGCAACCAGTATTTTCAGTACATCCGGACAATCCGGAGAGTTGAGGAAGGGGAAACGGTCACGGAAACGGATCACATTTTCCACAACCGGGGTGACAGGAACATTCACTGCGGTTTTCTCAGCCTTGATCTCTTCCACCACTATAGAAGCTGAAGATATGTGGGGAGAGTCCACTGCCTTCCGTTGCATTGTTCTGAAAGCCGTTTCCGAAATTCCGGCAAGCTTGCGCAGTTCCTCCATCAAGGTGGCACGAAGCAGGTCTGTTTCGGTATTCCGCCGGAAAGTGGCTTTCAGCATCAGATTAAGCCCGTACTCCTCGTACAAAGCAATCCCCTCACGATACGGACGGGGACCGCTCAGATAAGCAATAATTTTTTCTTTCATACGATAAAATTTACAATGTACCATACAAAGAAAAAGCCCGGCAATTGCCGGGCAAAAGACAGGCATGAATAAAAAATCCATGCAACGGTTCAATTGCATGGATTGGTGTCGAATAAAAACAGCTTTCAATAAGAAAGTCTGAGTGAACCTATTTTTTGAGAAATGTCTTTCAGCGCATGATTGAATCTGTCCAGCTCTTCGGCAGTGAATCGGCAGGGCTTCCCATTGACCACATTACCATTAATACGCTGATATAGCCATTCTTTCGTTTTGCCAAAGTAATGTTTCGCAATGAAAGACAACGATATGATCTCGGATATGTTCTGAAGCTGTAATTTTATGGTTCTCTCCTCCATGCCAGCAATTTCACTACTAATCCCATTCAAGCACTCATCCATGAAATCTGCAATCATCTTCTTGTCCCCTTCACTCGTATAAGTACCAGCTATATGTTTCACCCGGGAATAAAACTCCCCGGACTCTGTTCCCATTAACGGACGTAGAGCGTCCAATTCCTCTTTCAGTGTCATGATCTCTTTATTTTTTAAGTTCCCCATAGGCTGGGGAACACTGTTATTACTCATTTTCCATCTCTTTAAGAATTTTCTCTATCAGGTTTAGACGGTCAAGAAGGGCGTTTATCTCTTCAGTTCTCCTGATCCCGGTCTGTTCCTCAATAAAAACCAATTGTTTCAATTTCATTTTTACAACCCCCAACTGCATTGTGAGGTCCTTTTTAATTTGTTCCTTACTCATTATATGCTGTTTTTAATCGACATTCAAAAATAATAATCTTTTGCTTATTATACAAGGATATCTCAAATAATCTTTTGCTTATTAATCATTTTTAGCAAAATTCCGCATGAAATAAAAAAAGCGAAGCCGAAGCCCCGCTTTCCTGAAATAATGAAACCACTAAAATAAGAATATGACTTATGCCTGATAACGGCTCTGCTCAATCCATGTACATGTACCGGAACCGGATTCAAAAGCCTGAAGGGTTATCAGGCTGCCCGGACTAGCGGTGAAGGTTTCTCCGCCACGCAGCAGGAACTGGCCGCCGTGAGCAATTGTCGGCGCCACGCCTGACGCTACACCCAGCAGGGTCATCACTGCACCATGCCGTCCGCCGGTCACTTTATTTATTTCCGCTTCACCACCCTGAAGCTGATATTGCCCTTCCGCCGTAAACGGGATGGTAGTGGCAGACGCGCTCACACTCGCCACCGGTTCTTCCGAAGGAACAGTACCCTTATAGATGGCGATGTCATCCCCTTTACTGATCTGGGTAAAAGTGAATTCAGAGGAGTTGGCATCCTTGTTACCGGTATAATTGACTCCCATCTGCATGGGATTGCAGGGAGAACCGAACAGATCCTTGTCCTGACCGTCACAGTAGCTCATTATCACGATACATTTCCGACCGAGCCAGTTGGTCTTGAACTCACGGACCGCCTGCTTGTTTCCCGGATGGTTCCCCTTGACCGTAGGGGTGAAACCAAGTGCGTCAGGATCTCCGTCTGTATTGCTTGTAACCTCCACGGTACCGGGAGTGAAATAGATGTCGGTAGAATAACATCCAGGCTTCAATTGTATGTTCTCGGTCATCAACACACCGGCCGAGTCCCGTGCCGGGAACACCAGAATATCATCCACATCAATGATACTCATCATGTCGCGCGGGTTGATCCCTTTACCCGGATTACCTTCCGGGCGCTTCACTGCTCTTTTAACGTATGCCATAATTATAACAATTTAAAATGAATAACAGGGGCGGATTACTCCGCCCGTAAATTTAACCACGTGCCACCTCATAGAATTTGCCACCTGCATAAGTCAGCATGATAAATTTGCCGGCGCTGAGCGTCATGGCATCAGTCAGGACAAAATTACCACTATTAGCGATAGTGGACGCATTCGTATTCCCGGCCCCGTGAATGGTATACACCTCACCTTCCACCGCATCTGTGAAATTCGTGATGGCCGTTTCTTTGGTATTGGTTCCCGTTACGAACACCGTGGCACCCGCCAAGGATGGAGTGGTTGCATCGTTGGCGAACTGTAATGCACCGGAAGCTGCTGTATTACGTCCGATTTCGATAAATTTTCCGTCAGAACGTTTCATCAGACGTATGGTGTCCCCTTTCTTCGGTATCCAGTCGGCACTGATCAAGCTGAACTTATCGGATTTGGTGATCTTTACCCCCTTGTCCTCGCTGCCACACTTGATGGTGACAATCTTACCCACTTCGGCGTTCTCAATATCCGTAATGGTGAACAGGCTGGTGTTGGCCACGGTCTGTACACTGGTATGCAGGGCTACGTTCGGGTTTTTGTCCTTCTCCCCGTCAATGAAGGAGGATGCAGGTCGGTCATACTCGTTACAGAAGATCATCTGGCGGCTGCCGTCCATATCCTCTTTTTTCGTATATTTGAAACCTACCGCACGCGCCCAGATGGATTCCTTCCACAAGGACCATACCTTAAGCGTCCAGTCCTGTTGTTCCAAGCTGAAATTTGTCATTTCACCGGCCACATGCTCGAAGCATTTGATATTGCCCTCCATCGTCCAGAAAATACGCTGGTGATTGTCTGCGTTCGGAATCGGAATCAGCTTTACAGCCGGATATTCCTTAACGTACATCATATTGGCCTTGTAATCCTGATTCACACCATAGTGCAGCTCGTTGTACTTGTGATACCATACTACCATATAGCTGGGAAGATACAGGGCCAGCTGCCCGCTGTCACGGTACACGGCAGGAATCATTCCCGTACCCTGGAACAGTTTCTCACCGATATTGGCTTCCGTGATCTCACCCAGCACAAACGGCTTGATCTGGTAAACGGTCTTCCCGTTATTAATGTCAATGAAACCGTCAACCTTCTTTCTCAGCCATTCATACAGCCCGTCGGCCGCTTCCATGGCGCGTCCCGGCTTGTTAAGGTCAGGATCCTTGCGCACGCCATTGATACGGCGCAGCTCACGCTCGTTATGCAGCTTCTTGGCTGTTTCCGCCAGAATGTATTCAATGAATGACCATTTGATCGCCTGTGATCCTTCCTTGTTGAGAGAGCCGATCCAGGTTTTTTCCAGCTGCTTCAGGTCACGGAACTTATGGGCGAACATGACACTGAACATACGCAATGTCTCGTTGTCGAACTCATATTCACCTTTGGTCACATTGTCGAAATCACTGGAGGTGTTGTCAGCCTGCGAGAACTCACCCAGCCAAATGTTGACCAGAGTGGCCAGATCCTGATATCCGCTCTCCACCGGGAAGATGCTCTCGATACTGGGGAGCTTGGTCAGGAATGACTGCAAACGGTCCTGCCAGCGGATGCGGTAGAACGCACCAAGGTCCTCCTTCAGACGGCCGTAATCCACGGAACTTTCCGCACGGACCTGAATATTGATTCCCTGACTTGCGAGCAGAGCGGCACGGGCACGCATGTTATACGGACGATCCAGCGCGAACATCTCACCCTGCATACCTCCAAGCTGCTTGTCATCATCCAGGTTGAAGGCACTGGCACCCGTATTTTGTTTCAGACCGGCACCCGCACCATGGTCCGGCTCCGGCAATGCGCTCAGTACCGAAATCTTCTGCTTCAGCTCCGCTATTTCGGTATCTTTCCGGGTGATGGCCTGCGTCTTTTCCCCGTCTGTCTTTCTTATTGCATCCAACTGCTCCTGCAAGGAAGCCATTTCGGATACTTTCTGCGCCAGCAGACCACGAATCAGCGCCTCTCCCGAGTTCTCAACAGGACCGGCCTGCTGTTCCTCATCCTTAAAACCATTTTTCAACGCTTCCCCGAAAGGAGTTATGAACTTCTCATCGAAGCCAAGTTCTTTCAGCTTGGCTACATCATCGGCATCGAGGATATCCTTGTCCTCAGCCTTCTTCCACTCTTTCAGCCCCAGCAATCCAAGGATTGCGCCGGCAAAGGTGGACATTTTAGAATACTTTCCCATAAAAATAAAAATTTAAAAGATTTGATTTGTCTTGTTGATGACGGACTGCGCCAGAATCCAGCGCGCAGCTCCCTCCAAAGTGTTATAACCGTCCGCCAGTCCTTCCCTGACCGCTTCATCACCCATAAAGGTCGCCCCGCGGAACACGGGGGAGTCCTTGTCATAAGCGATGGAAAGGTTCTCCGAAACGGTCCGGCAGAACATCATGTGCAGTTTTGACAGCTTTTCCTTATAAGGTTCCTCGTTATTGTTTTCCGCAATCTCCCGGTGTTCCCTGTTTTTCAAGTCGGCCGAATCCGGGTAAATCTCCCGATAATCGATTCCTTCTTTTTTCAAGGCCTCCTTGGCATTATAATAGGTACCCACAACACCAATACTACCCACCTCGCACATCAACGAGCCAAGAAAGCGCTTGTCTGCGGCTGATGCCAGCCAAAAATGTGCGGAAGCACAAGCTCCGGCAATGTAAGCGACTACGGGTTTGGGACATTCGGATATCATTTTTGACGCATTGTCCAGACCGGTAATCATTCCCCCCGGTCCATTTATCCACAAAATGATGCCTGCAATACGGTCATTAGCTGCCGCCTGTGCAATATATTCCTGAAGGCGGAACGTCTCCCAGGCATAGAGCGTCCCTTCCAGCACAATAACGGCAACCGAATCGGAAGGAAGACCGCTGTCTTCCAAATTCCACCGCCTCACAAAATTCAGATCCGATGCGTATGCGGTCACGGTATCTTTTTCAAAAAATGCCTCTACCTCCTTAAAATTGCCGGAATGTATTGAAGGAAGGATCAGTGAGACCAGATTGTAATAATCCTCTCTAGCCATGGCCCATTTTTCATTGAATATTAACTGAATACGATTCATCCGTTCTTTTTTCCTGCAAAATAAAGAACAGATCCATCCATGAACAAGGACACGGAGAAGCGGTCATCACACCCGGTCATGAAAAGACCGTTTTTCCACATAAAAACACCTCCAAAAAGGACATGGAAAGGACAAAAAGACACGCTACGTCACATAAAATTATCTGTGTTTATATTCCCGAACGGAGGTTTTACGGCGCATCTTCCGCCGCCAGCGCTGGTAATCTTTCAGAAGTGCTTCCACGCTCAGACTCTCAATGCAATACTTCCGGAGAAAGTACCAGGCCGAATTGATGTAGTCTATACCATAGACATGTTTGTTTTCATCAAACAGGTCATGAAGCTCCGCACGCATCATTGTGTTTATCTTCCTGGAAAGTATTTTGGCTCCCCTCTCGCCTATATAATTATAGGTAGCCAAAGGCTTGCCACCCGGAAGGTGTGCCTCTCGGCGCTCCGGCAATACAAGCTCCAGATTTCCGCTATCCACAGGGCATCCGGCAGGACGTTTCTGCAAAAGATCATAGACGAAATGGTACAAATCAAGATCTGAAGGCAGGCGGACTACCTTGCTGTCCGGGGTTCCATACTTGCCTATTAGATATTCGGCTAAATAATTTTCTATCGTTATCTTCGTGGTAATCATATATTTATGTGTTTATACAAAAGTAATGATTTAAATTGAGATAGTCAAAGAACAACCGGCTAAAGATGGACCGGCTTCCAAAAGAATCATGAAGGTCGTTGCAACACCCCTTGAAAAACAAAGGGGGAATTTTCGTGCAACCGTACGATCTGATGATTAATATTATTGTAATATATTGAATATCAATATATTGTACACTGCACAATTCGCGCACGATTTTCGTACGAAATGTAAAACCACGCACAAAAAGCCATAAAATACGTTTTTGGACAAATCGAACGGAATCGTGCAAAAATCGTGCAGACATAAATATTTATATATCAATATATTATAATCAAAAAAAACGCAGTTGCACGATTGCACGAAAATTTCTTCATTTTTTATAAGGGTATATTTCTTAAAAGTTAAAAAATAAAAAAAAGAATATATAGGCCGCCCGTTTTCGAACAGATCGCACGATTGTCCAAAATGTTTTTTCTAGGGAAAAAGGGGTATGAGGGGAAACAAAAAAGTCCGGAAAACCGGACTTTTAAACTATATGTCTTCAGGATAAAATGCCTGCGTTATGAATTCGTATTCCCGGGGGAGCGACCGCACGCCCACAATAACACACAAGCCTCTGGCAGCCATTTCATAGAGCCTCTGGTTGGTCACAGGGGAGTTCCTGAAGTTATACTGGGCGCACATCACGAAATAAGCCGTGGACAGGTCACAGGAATAAAGATCCTCCTGTATCAGCTTGGCCGCATCACTAGGTATCAGGGCAAAGCCCAGCCTGACCGCAAGCCTTGAAATCATCTGTCTGCGTGTCCGGACATCAGGACATACCGCCACAAAAATTTTATTCTCTTTTTTCAGCATATTGCTTCCTTTTTATTTGCATATCTCACTAAAAATCACTAACTTTACAATGATATAAATTGGGATATATCATACATTTCTATCCGAGTAGAAATGCCTGTAAGGGACCGCAGGCCGCCAGGCCGGACAACGCCGGATCTCACTCCTGTCATCAGAAAACTCCAGCAATGCGTCATTAATGCTCTTGTGGAACAGCTCCTCTATGATACACATTTCGGCCACATCCATGAACAGTTCCAAAGAGCGGGCTGTGCAGTGCTCGGATACAATGATGGATCCTCCCTCGGGAATCCGGAGCAATAACTCCGTCACCCGGTCATAAAACCTTTTGAAACGGCCCGGATCACGCCCGGCCAGAGGCATTACCTTTTCCAATATTTCCTGATAACTTCGTGCCATGTCAGTAGTCCAGTCTCAAATTTCCCGGAAGATCAGGATCCAAGGGATCTTCTCCCGGTTGTATGATCTCCTTGCCGGTACCGACCGTGAAATACTCCACTCCGCCGGACTTGTCATCCACGATAGGACGTCCGTCCTTATCGACCTGATAGGGGAGTCCGGTCTTGCTGTCATATTTCTGGGGGTTAAACACAAAACCTTTCCATTTGCAATACATGACGAATTTTTTCTTGAATGAGGCAGGGGTATTATATTTCCGCTGGGCCGGATCATACAAGCACAAGGCGTCGAACAGCTCCTTCTTCACCAGGCGGCAACCGATATGCTCCGGTGCAGAGAAATATTCGTCAGCCCAGGAAATGAAGGTTTCCCCGATCTCCTGCCGCAGTTTGCGCTCCTCAAGCCGTTCTCCAGGAGCTTGGACCACACCGAACGTCAGATACAGTTGGATACAGTTGGCCAGCAGGTTCCAGCACAGGTTCCACTGGTCAAAATCCCACTCGGTAAAGAACAACGCTCCGAAATCGTCAACCGGTTTGTGGCTTTCATTATAAAAATCGGAAAAGGCCAACAGCCACTGGCGATCCGTGAAAGAGGAGCCGGTTCCGCGGATGGCATGGTTCGTGGCAATATAGATTTTGGGAGACTGCGAGAACGACAGCGTGATACGCCGCCCTCCCTTATAGTTAACACTCCAATCCCCGGTAATGTTCGGAAACAGAAACTCGAAGTTGAAGTTCTGAAGCACATCATCAATAAACACCAGCTTGGTTTTCTCCATCACGTCATTCCATACAAACTGGTCTTTGAATATGTCGGAGTTCTTTCCGGGAATATAGGCTATAGGCATGACGTTCCTCATGAGTTCCCCTATAAGGGACTTTCCGGAACGCCCGTTTGACTCGCCGACCTCCGACTGCTTTCCATCCATACCGATCACCGCACGCGCCACATTGGAATCCTTCGCTTCCATCAGCATGTACCCGATGGCGCACAGTTTGGAAAGCAGATGGATATGGTTCTCGTTCTCCTCCTCGGGAGTCACCTCGCCGCTTTTCTTCCTCCATGTGAAATTGCTGGCATTGATCAGGAATTGCAGATAATGGCAGCGGTGTCCGTCTTCGGTCAGCTCATAGGAATACGTATCAGCGTCCTTCCTGAAGGTGACAAGCTGTTTTCCCAGATATTTGGCCGGATAGTCACGTCTCTGCTCCTCCCAGATATGATGTGAGATATTTTCATAGCCCATTTCCTTTACGCTGTCACGGGTGACCAGCCAGCACGATTTATCGAAATAGAAATACTGGCCGTCCCGGGAAGGCTTAATGAAATCGGGCTGTATGTACTCCAGCAGTGATAGCTTGTCCGGTCCCACATACTGCGACACCCCCTTGATCAGCATCTCGTTCACTCCCACGCAGCAATTATGCTTGGCGAACTGGAACAGGTAGTCCCGGACGTCGCTCGCCTCCAAGGACCTAACCAAAGGAGGTTCCAGATGGATGAACAAGAAACTCTTGTCCTGTCTTCTCAGGCGCCCAAAACCACGGTTCTGTAAAAAGTTCTGGGAATTCACGTAACAAAACTCATAATCCGATCTTTCGTTATCTTTCCCCTCATTCCTCTTGACAACACGCCAGAACTGCTCGTCCGCGTCAAAGGGCTGAGCCGATACGACCTTGCCATCCTCATCGAATTTCCAGCGGTAACGGTTGAAAAGGAATTCCGGAAGATTCTTCAGCAGATCCTTGTGGCGCTCTGCAAACGCCTCATGGGAGTGAAGACACCAAAGCTCCATCAGCCTGTGGTCAGTGAAACCGGTAATTTTAAACATCTCTACATACTGGCCGGAACCCTTCTTATCATTACAGGCATAATCAAAATCCGCGGCCAGCTCGTCCTCTTTTCCCAAAAGAGTATTGGCCAGCAGGTCATCAAGCCCCTTGTCCCCTGCATCATTTTTGCGGATATGCCCTACAAATATCTCCAGATAGATGTCACGGTTCTTCAGACTACGCATATACTCCTTGAAATTCCTGGCAGCGGAATAAAAGTTCCTGGGACGTTTCTCAACCGGATCGTTTATCTTGATATTACTTGAGATATCATCCCAGTCCGAATCAAAAACAAATGCCACCTCCCTGACCTGGCAACCGGTGACAATCCTGACGAAATCCTCCGGTAGCGAGCCATTATTTCCCAGATTCTGTATCCCTGACACGGCAATGGACGGGATGCCATGCTTGCACGCCTTCTCCGCTTTCTTTTCGCCCTCCTGGATATACAAGCGGTCTATCCTCGTACCGCTCTTGAAGGCGGTGCGTATTTTTTCCGGAATATATATAGGAGTACCGGACCCCCGCGGCGATTTGTATTTGAAAGGCTTCCCATCCTTGTCCAAATGCATTTCCGGGAACTGCCAACGAATGCGGTAGTATTCCTTCATCTCCCCGGCCGCCCTGCGCTTGTTATCCTTCTGGACATAACGGACAGGAAGACCGTCCAGATCATAATATTCTATGATGACATCATCCCCCTTGGCCGTCAGCATTCCCCGCTCATCAATCGTTCCCGGTTTGAAAGTACGGCACTGGAACACGGATTTCGTATCATCGGTCTTGTACACACTGGCGGTCACATCCTCGAAAGTCAGTCCCGAGGCGGCCAGCATTCGGGCGCAATAAGAACCCGTATCCAGCCCTTTGGCAGCCTTGCTTCCCTTCTTCATCTTCTGGACCGGTTTCCCAGCTGGTTTGTCCGGATGGGGGTCCAGCAGCACACAGAACTTCTTGGCAAGGTATTCCAACGCATCTGTATAACCGTATCCTTCGATATTCATCAGATACGACACGGCACCCTCTCCGCCAATCTGGCAGGAGAAGCACTTGAACAGATTCTTGCCGGGGCTGACCGTGAATTTCTTCGCGCTTCTGCACTTGGGGCATTCGCAAACATAATCCTTGCCGGATTTTCTTAGTTCCCGGAAATCCTGCACAACGTCAAGCAACCTGCCGTCCGACGCTGATTTTATCCTTGATATTTCGTTTTCATTAAAATACATAACAAATAATTATATAAATAAGCCGCAACTTCATAAGACAACACAAAATTACCGGATTGCAGCAACCCGGAATGGACCGGAAATGATGATGTTCCCGGAACACTTTGCACCTTTCAATTCATTGACATCTTGTCCCGGTTCACTGTTTTAGTCCTTTCGTACTCCAGCAGAGCGGACGTCACCGCCTTCCGAAAGTTCTCATTCACAGCTATTGCACCATAAAGCAGCCTATGTAGTCTTGCCCCCTCACAACTGGAAACATGTCCGGCAAATATCTCATAACCCTCCCCAGTATCCTCTTCTGACATTATTGTACAGGAAACATGTAAACCGGTCTCCTTACTTTGTTCCAGTATAAAGGAGAGAAAAGCCTTTATTTCAGTTTGTTTATTCTTGGAATTCATAATCTTATATTTACTCATAATTTTCTTATTTTAAAATTTCATCAATAGATGATAAAACACTCTCCAGTCTTTCCAACTGCTCAGAGTATTTCATAAGAAGATTTTCTTCTCTTTCCGTAGCCTCCCCTCCATTGTGAATATCATTATACTTTTCGTATTTTGATTTTACACTCTTATATGCTTTCTGAAAGAACGGAAGCAATATCTTACATTCCTCTTTGGTCATACAGACCGTTATCTCGTATGGAGATGAATACGATTTTCTTGTGCTATCTATGTAACTCATATCTGTTCCGTTTTGAGGGTTATTTTATCACATCTGTTAATCGGTGTTTTTACTTCTTTCCCATACCACGAACACCAATAATATGGCTGAAATAAATTGGGTGAATGCGTGCAATATTTACATCTTTCACACAGGTGGATTCCATTCATTTTTAAATTTTTTGAGTATTAATTTTTTTCAATGAAAGTATTGGTTGTATTCAACACTCCGGCTGAATCTTGACTTTTGCCATCTCTTATGAAGATTCCTTCTTCTTTCAGCCTTTCATAATCGATTTTATTCATAAAAATAACACTCGCATTGCCATCTATATACAGTTTGCATTGCATGAATTGAGTTCCTTTTACTTCCTCAATTACGTCTATTTGCATTGTTCTTTTTTTACTCATATCATGCTCTGAATGAGCCTTAATATATCCACTTCTATAAGCACTCATAACCAATCCTCTTACATCCATTCGATCAATAAATTCAGGTTGAGGATCACACACCCTTTTTGAATATTCAATCGCCAATACTGTTACTGTTTTCTTCTTCATATCTGTTCCCGTTATTAGTTAATACAAATATTCTTCTGGATCATATCCTAATTCGATAATCTCCTGTTTCAATTCATTGATTTTACGTTTCCATCCCCGACGATCTCCCCTGACTTCCGGGTCATTATTGTCAAGCATGAGCTGAATATCCTTTATCTCTTCGATTTTATCTTTAACTGAATCATCGGTTGAGTAACATTCAAGACATAGCATCTTGCCTTTATTCAATTCTGATTCACGAGTAGAATTTAATTCTACCCATTCTCCGCATTTACTGCATGGTACTGGCATTTCCATAATATTCCTTTTTATATCATTTTGAATTATTTTTTTATAACTACCGCCATTGTACTAATGGAAGTGCCACTCTCTTTAAACTCCCCCGCGCTGATTTCAAACACTTCTCCATGTACTTCTTTCAGCCAGTTTCGGAAATCAATACATTTATTTTCCGAAGCGAATTTCCAGTGTTGGCTAGTTATTGCCGCAAGGGTTCCACCTTGCTCTAAACGTTCATACATAAGCTTTACATGAGCTATATCCTGATTACCGGAAAATGGAGGATTGGCAATAATCTTAGTGTAATGCCCTACACTGTCTTTCGTAAAATCTTCATCAAGCAGTATCACATTTTCCAACGAATGCAAAAACTCTCTGTTTTCCGGCATCAGTTCATAGCATTCCACTGTTACAGAAGGACAAGCTCGATGAATGGCTTTAATGAGAGCACCGCGGCCGGCACTCGGTTCCAGTACCGTATCATTTTCATGTATTCCGCCGGCAAGCATAACCAGCCAGTCCGCCACCTCAGCCGGCGTTTCAAAAAACTGGTATTCCTGCTGAAGATTACAGCGCTTCCCTTCTTTAAGAATTGAGAACACCCTCTCCGGATTGAACGGGAATGTAAACCCTTGAGCCTTTCCACCCTGCCAAGATCCGCCGGCTTCTTCAATCCATTTCTTAGCCTCGGCATACGATTTCTTACAAAACTGCACATTGGGAAGTTTCAACAAACCGTTCTCCAAGGTACAATGCCGCAGTATCTCTTCAACGCTCCAGTTCTTCCCACTGTCAGCTGTACCTTTCTTGCTTTCTTTATTCTCCTCAATGCCTAACAGCCTGTGCAATGATTTTTGTACACCGATAGCAATGGAGGCATTGACTGACATCCACTCCAGTATGGCTGTCAGAAACTCGGTGTCTACATGTCCAGTCTCGTCATAAATGGTTTCCTTGTCAATCAGGGTCGGAAGCTGCTTAAATGGTTCAAGGCTACCATGTAACGTTTCGATTAAAATCTCTTTTTTGCTCGTCATAACTCTTTTGTAAATAAATTCTTGTTGTGTCTACACTCCCATGACCTAAAAGGTCAGCCAGTTGAATAACATCTTTGTTTTTTTTCAGGAACATTTTAGCGAAAAAATGACGAAAGGCGTGTGCGTGCATCTTCCTTGAATCAATACCGCAATGTTTTCCCCATGCTTTCAAGTGCTGGGAAAAGCCCCGCTGTGTGATCGGACCGAATCTCCCTACCGCAAAAATCCCGGTTTTACCATGTTCCTTAGCATAAGCCTTCGCTTCTTGCTGTAGCTGTTTTTGAAAGAAAAATCGACGGTACTTGTTACCCTTCCCTCTTAGTGTTACCTCCCCGGATATAATGTCTTCCCACGTGAACTGCTGGAATTCTGACAGACGGGCACCCGTTGTACCCAATACTTTGATAAAAAAGTAGTAATCCTTGTTGGATTTCGTTTTCAGAAAATCCAGTAGGCGGTTGTACTCCTCTTCTGTCGGGACATTGTTTACATCGAGCTTGCGCTTCGTCTTAGGTCGCTTAAGCTCTATCGGTTTTTTAAGCCATTTAGAAAATTTTTCCAAAGCGGTGATACGTAGACGGATAGTCTGTGGGGATAATGATTTTTCTTCTAAAGTCCGTATAAACCGCTTGCAGTTTTCCATATTGATCTCATTCACATATTCAAAGTATTGCTTCAAGGATGTATAATAAATATCCACTGTATGTGGCGAATAATCATTGTTATCAGTCAACCATATTATGAAATCATGGAGTAGTTTCTTATTTTTCTCTGAAATGACGTCAAGCTTTTCCAAAGGTTTCACCGTCTTTTCCCTTTTTCCATATCCGATGTTGAGAAAGGATAATAGATCGCATATAGCTGAACACATTAATGAATGACGCACCATGACATCAGCATTTTCACGTTTGTAATTCAAATAACCACGGCGGTTCACTTCTTTGGCCATCTCTAAAAAATCCGTGACATGCTTGATATATTTCCCGATAGTATCATAAGTCCTTCCTGTCGTGTATATGTAAGAAATATAATCAGTTAATATCTTCTGTCTGTCACTATTCATGGTTATTTATTTCTTTTTTTTTGATTTAATCTTGATTGGATTGTTTTTGGTACCAGTACCCAACCATTTTAATTGGATGCCATGTATCCGGAGCCAATATTTAAATTCGGACGTGGTTGTCTGTTTCATATCTGTTCCGTTTCGAATCAAACTAGACCAGCCCACTCATTAATCGTAGCATTCAAAGCCCCCATAACAAGCATCTTGTCACTTTCGTCATACTCCATAAGCACCTCCACTGTCCGGTCACCATTACAATCATTGTATTCCCTTCCTGTTTGAATATTGACAGGAAGACCGTTCTCGTGGACTGCTTCAAGCCATGCCTCAAGCAATCCTTTATTCATTTCTATTTTAGCACTTTTCATAATTTCTTACTTTAGCAATAACAGACGATCCATTCTTCTTTATACCAATCTCGTCCAACACCAATACATCAGGATATTTTGTCACCCATTCCGGAAAATAATTTGTTGTCAGAACAACAGTAAAATCACCTTGAAAATAATCCCCTCTGACCAACGCCTCGTAATACTGTAACTGCCATTCCGGGATGTCATCAAACACCATTACATCAACATTTGTATCAATATGTTCCAAGAAACTTTTAAGACTTGATGATCTGACATCATAAAAAACACTACGCTTGTTTTGGCACATTTGAAGTGCCAACTAAGTTTTTCCACACCGAGGAGCTCCTACTAATAGTATTACTTTCATATCATTCACAATTTAAGTTTATCACATTTATTAATTTCTACTACAAGTTATTCACGCTCAAATATTTTCACTCCAGCCACTTCTTCTATCTTATCCTTCGCTAGTTCAGGTATTCGTACCCAACCACTCCGCCAATTATTAAACGTATAAATCGGCACCTTGCATTCATCAGCGAGCCTTTTAGCCATCTCAGATGATTCACATACTGGTAAACTGCGCAAATAGGTTCGTAATGCCATGCCATCAATTGTTTTTTTCTTCTTTTTTTCTTCCATATTTAATTAAATATTGAATATTGTTTTGTAGATTTATAATGCAAATATAAATTTAAGGAAATTAATTTCCAAATGCTTTAATAATTAATTTCCTATCATTTTAATTATAAATATGAAACACTTTGGAAATCAATTAGATGAATTATTTAGAAAAAAAAGAATTATTCAAAAGGATTTTGCTGATAGAATGGGGGTAACTGCGGTTACTATAACTAAATGGAAATCCCAAGAAAGTATTGATGCCGCTAAATTGGAGGCAATATCTAAAATATTAAATATACCCATTTCATATTGGTTTGATGATGAAAATTGTCAGCTCAACCAATCAGTCGTTGGCGATGGGAGTGCAGCCTCTATATATGGTAATGCTACCGCTGGAGTTATAGCAGACAAAGATAAAGAAATAGAGCATCTGAAACAGTTACTCAAAGAAAAAGAGAGGCTAATTCAAGTATTAATGAATAAATAATATTGTAGTTATGATAGAATTAAAGGCTAGACCTTTTTACGCCTAAATACTGGGACGTAATCGGGACAGAAGTATGAAAAAAGAGAGATTATCCATATTATTAATCAGCCTATTAGTGGAAGCAAAATGTGTCAATAGCTCGCCTCATTCCGACAGAAGGCGACAAACGAGCAAAATCGGTTGTCGCTTTTTCTTTTCCACCTTCGCAACTTGCTGTAAATCTGCGGAAAATCTTAAAAACTTCATTCTCGTTTTCTGTTCGATAATCATCATTTTCCTTGTCGAAGTAAATTCCGCTGGGATAGACTAAATTTTGTATTTTTTGCCTATTAGAGAAATTACTATCACTCCACAAACCACCTAATTTACAGGACATTTCAATCGTTTGATTGATATATTTCATCATGTTCGATAAATTTTTCCCTGCATCTTCAAGCTCTCGTCTGATTTCTGCTAATCTCGAATTTAATTCGCTCATAGTAGCCGTATATATTTCACTATTAATTTCTCCCAGACCAAACCGAACTTTGACTGTATTAATTCGATTTTCACACTCTGTTTTCCGTTTTAAAAGAACTTTCTTTGTTTCACCTTTATTTTGATTGTATTCTTCAAAAACCTTTCTTAAAACGTCTGTAAGTATCGGGATAAGTCCATCTGGTATATTATATTCATTTAAAAGATTGATATACTTCTGATGCAGTTTCTCTGTGCTATGATTACTTTTACACCCTTTCTTATTGCATTTATAATAATCCCGTCCACGTGCTTTCACTGTGTATCCAGTTAAATAGCCACCACAGTCCGAACAGATAATATGCCTTTTCAATGGGAACGGCTCAGTAATTTCTTTGTGTTCATATCCTGCATTCGATATATCATTCACTTTATTAAATATAGCCTCATCAATTAATATCTCTTGATTACCTTTTATAATTTCATCACCCAACAAACTATGCTGTATATACCCACAATAAAACGGATTATGAAGAATTTTATTTAAATGCTTTCGGTCAATGGATAACCCCAACCCCTTTAACCGATGAACTATTTCTATATCTTTAATCCCCTCTGTTGCTTTCCAGATAAAAGCATTACGCAGTATCTTGCCTTTTTCATTCACTGTAAGAACGTGTTCTCGACCTACTTTTAGTTTATCATAACCTAGCGGAGGTTTTGAATACCAGTTGCCATTTCGTAAACACTCCACCATACCTGTGATACATTTATCCTTTCGAAGGTTATTCTCAAACTGATTAAAAAGAAAGATAACATCTTCCATAAATCCACCTGCCGCACTATCTGGGTCAGTAGCCTGCGTTGCAGACACCACATATATTCCTTTAGCTTTGAGATATGCTTTTGTCATCATCGCCTCATAACCAGCCCGACTGAAACGGTCAAATGAATAGACAAGAATTATATTTATCTCTTTATCTCTAGCCACCTCTGCAATCATTTCACGGTATAGTTTACCTTCAACTTTTGCACTCTCATTCGTACCGCCATAATACTTTTTTATACGAATAGCATGACTTTCTGCATATTCCGTACATATCCTTCTCTGACTTTCTAAACTGCCATTTGTATCAGCTTGCCGCTCCGTTGACACTCGCGTCCATACAGCAGCTACTTTATTTGTCAATTTAGAAAACTCTACTACTTTCTCTTTACTTTTTTTCTTACTCATCAATCATTAAATTAAAGGTTAAACGTAATAACACCTAATGTATAGAAGAACTCCAGTATCTTTTTTTGTTCTTCTTTGTCTAAAATACCTATTGCTTGAAATTTCTTATCATAAACTTTCAATTCATCCTCATCAAACATTTGTTACAAAGGATTATTTGCCATGCCATTGCACAACTTATTTTCACACGTTCATGCAAAATCCACAGAGCAGGGAAGTGCATATACATGAACGTGCTTCCTGCTCCTAACTTGTTACAATAAAATTGAATTTGAAGTATCTTTCGCGGTGGATTTACCTTTCTTCCAAGCAAATATACGACTTATAGATTATTTTGCCACCCTATTACGTTAATTTATACTAAAGCGACTAATTTACGAAGAGTATTTACACTCGTACCAGTCAATTTAGACACATTTCTCAAAGAGTAATTTCTTTTTAATAGTTTAATTTCTTCTTTATACTGTTCTTTCATCTCCGATACAGTTTTACGATAACCAGTTTTACGTCCAACAACCCCACCATTTTGTATGTGATGCACATATCCGCTTTCCATTCGTTGTCGAATTGTAGTACGTTCCATTCTAGCAACTTCCAGTAAAATAGTAATAAGAAATTGTGCCATTGGATTAATATTCCCCAAGCTATCCAGCGTTTCAATATTATAATTCTTTACACATAAACAAATTTTCTCATGGTTAAGTAATTCAATCACTTTCAGAGCCTCCAGCGTATTCCGTCCTAAGCGACTTATTTCAAGTACCAATACTTTATCAACGTGGTTTTCTTTTACATACTGTATCAGTTCAATGATTTCACAACGTTCATCATTACTTTTAGCCCCACTAATTTTATTAGCAAATATTTTCACTATATTCAAATCGTTATTCAATGCATAATATTTCAGTTCATTAACCTGACGGTCAAAATCTTGTGCCATTGTACTTACTCGTGCTAAAATTACTGCTGTTTTCATATTAATTACTATTTAACTGTACAAATATACGGTTCCAGTTTCAAATTGGCACAACAATCATAGTTAATAATCTCTAGACCAGACGGTTAATCAACAAAATCATCTGTATCAAAATAAAATATGCAACTAAACATTTATAATCAAAGTAAAGCTATTATCTTTGCACTGACATATTAGAAATTTAACGTAGAAGCGTTTAGGATATTATCTCGTTTTCAGAATCTGGTAAATATTACAATAAACAAAGTTTAGATTCTGTATATCAATAAAATAACATTTTTCCTATCTTGTCAAAGGAACAATATAGAAACAAAATCAATATTTTAAGCGATTCTCGGTTTTTCGTATTTCAGTTAGTTTCATCCCTTGCACTTGATCGCATTCAAAGTGCTTTTCAAAGCAGTTTTCCGATTATCGACCTCTTATCCGAAGAATGCCGTTCGGCAGTTCATCGATGAATTGTTGCAGCCAAAAAAGGAAAAAATGGGCTGTGGTCTTTGTCTCATATCTTCATTGAAACTTGTGTTTTCTGCAAAGGTAGTTGCTTCTATAAAACCATAGGCATATAGAAAGGCAAATATGCCTACCTAAATATAGTTTACTTTGATTTAGCATATATAAGGCTAATGCACAAACTAAACTGAATTTTCAACGCATTTCCATAATCTGACCACTTGCAAAATATACAGCCAAAAGAGAAGAAAGGTTCACCGCATATTTTCTCTTTTCGCTGTAGTTTTTGTTTTATGTTATATTTCCTACGACGTAAGCCTGTCTGTTTTACTTTCAAGGCACATTCTACTCAAGTTGTAAATGAAAGACATCTTTCAAAAAGATAATGGACAAATACATATCGACCTTGCAAATGGCTGATTAAATTGAAGTATCGTAAGTGTGTCAAATTATTAACCAATCTAGTATATTAAATAAAACTGGTGGATATTGGCAGAATTTACATAAAAAAAACAGTGGATATTGACATGATTAACAAACAAAAGTTGGTGGAAAATGCAAAGAGTACTATATTTGCATACCAAAATTAACGAACATGGAGAAAAACGCAATATTATTTAAGCGCAAGATGTACGACCGATTGCTCAAATGGAAGAGGGAGCGGAACGGTGAATCAGCCATTCTTATACAGGGAGCAAGACGAATCGGAAAGTCCACACTTGCAGAAGAATTTGCCCGTAATGAATATGAGTCCTACATTCTCATCGACTTTGCCATTGCGCCAGTAGAAGTACAGGAACTTTTTAATGATATATCAGACCTAAACTATATATTCCTTCGACTGCAACTTATCTATCGTGTGCAGTTGATTGAACGCAAGTCTGTAATCATATTCGATGAAATACAAAAGGCTCCTTTGGCTCGTCAGGCTATCAAACATTTGGTTAAAGACCGTCGATACGACTATATCGAGACCGGTTCACTCATTACCGTTCACAAGAGCAGTCAGGATATCCTGCTGCCGAGCGAGGAGACGCGGGTCGATATGTTTCCGATGGACTATGAAGAGTTTCGCTGGGCGTTGGGCGATACCGCCACGATACCGTTGCTGCGTACGACGTTTGAAAAACGCATACCGTTAGGCGATGCCGTTCATCGGAGAATGATGCGCGATTTCCGCTTGTATATGCTGGTTGGAGGTATGCCTAAAGCCGTAGCAGAATATATTAAGACGAACAATCTCGGAGCGGTAGATTTAGTAAAGCGGGATATTGTCTCGTTGTACGAAGAAGATTTTTGGAAGTTGGATGACACGGGCAGAGCTACCGCATTGTACGATGCTATACCTGCACAGTTGAGTAAGAATGCCTCGCGGTATCAAATAGCATCGGCTATACCCGGCGAAAGAGCAGAGCGGGTTGCAGGCGTAGTCAAAATGATGAATGATTTCATGTCTGCAAATGTTGCATATCATTCCAATGATCCGAATGTTGGACTGGCTCTTACAATGGACAATGAACGTTTTAAAATATACGCGTCCGATACCGGAATGTTTGTCACACTGGCTTTCAAGGACAAGGATTTTACCGACAACATCATATATGAAAAGTTGCTGAATGACAAACTCAGTACTAATTTGGGTTATGTCTATGAAAATGTTATTGCGCAAATGTTGCGAACCGCAGGTAAACAGTTGTTTTATCATACGATACCATTTGCAGACGGAAAGAAATATTATGAGGTTGATTTTTTAATATCGGATGGTCATAAGGTGTCGCCGATTGAGGTGAAGTCCTCGGGTTACAAATCGCATGCATCGTTGGATGCCTTTTGCGATAAATTCTCCGACCGAGTTAAAAATAAATATATCATCTATACCAAAGACCTAAAACGAGAGCAAGGGATTGACTATATCCCTGTATATATGACAATGTTCTTGTAAGAGATTGGATGGCACTATATAAGACTGGACTCTTCGGAATTTCCGAGAAGTTCAAGCCTAAGATGAAAATTATTAGTTAAGAACCAATGACCTTTGAATGATTCATAAACTAACATATAATAATAGGGTGTTATCTGCAGAGGAGAGAGCCGAATTCTGCAGAATATCAGACGAATATATAAACGAGTTTTCCGGGTATGTTGAGGGCATACACCAATTTGCAAATGAGTATCATGTATCAGACAATTCGGATTACAATAAGATAACCAAGACGATAATAGATATTGAGACTTTTACCAGTTATGCTTTTTGTGATTGCATTGTTCTGAACAAGTTGTTTGTTAGGGCGACAAATCTTTATGAAAAAAGTTTTGTTCGAGGAAAACTGAAAGTTCAACTCAATGAAAGTTTCAAAAGACTATACGGGTTCAAAAAAGGCTATAAGTATTCATATTGCGCTCAGTTAGAAAGTATCGTCACTATGTTTCCCGGATTCAGAAGAGAGTTTGACGAACTATTGTCGGATTTAGAGCAAATCTCGAAAGATTCTTGGTGGAAAGATGTGCGGGATGCAGAAGTACATATTGACATATTTAAGCTGTATGAACTGCGGCACGAAGAAATAAATGAGAGCAAGATTGTAATGGAGACTTGGCAACTAATAGATTTGTTTAATCACATTAATCGTTTTATCTGCAGATTGCATAGAGTCTATCTCAATTATATAACAGCACAGTTCATAAAAGAGAATGGCTATATCCCCAGTGTATAATAGTTATAGACATAGAATAACGAATTAGTGAACAGTGAGATATTTGTTCAGTAACTGATTTAATATAGCAAATGACTAAAAATATAAAAGATATTACAATGGATGAGGAGGAGAAACTTGATGCTTTGAGACAAGATTTCTTTTCCTATTATCGTCGAATGAGAAGTAATCTGTTTTCGGATACAGAAATTGTATATGAGACGAGATTAACAACTGAAGTATTTGATTTAAAACTCCAGCAACTATCGCAGGATAAGAAACAGTCAGAATTTGAAAATTTTGCGATTGCGGTAGCTTCTCGTTTGATTACACCGAATATTAAACCGCAAACAGGTCCGGATGGTGGCGGTGATGGAAAAGTAGATGGGGAAACATATCCTGTTGATAAAGCAATATCGGATAAATGGTGGATATCAGAAGGTAGTACAGGCGACCAGAAATGGGCTATCGCTATCAGCGTTCAAAAAAGTTGGCAGAGTAAAGTTGAAGCTGATGTTAAGAAAGCGGTGGAGACCAAACGCGGATATACCAAATTACTTTATTTTACCAACCAGAAAATAAAATCCAGTTCACGGCAAGCTAAAGAAGATGAATTGGCACAGCAGTATGGAATATCTGTAAGCATATTTGATGGAAAGTGGTTCTCATTTGCTGTATTTGAACAAGGTTGTTTGGATATCGCCATTGAGAAATTGAATTTTTCCGATGAGTACCGTAAAAAGACTATAAAAATAGGACCTAACGACAAAGAGCGGAAGTCGGAATTAAATAAGATAGAAGACGATCTTATTAAGCATACAGTCGCGGACCTCGATACTGATTATGTAAATGATCTTTTGAAGACTTGTATTTTAAGTCGAGGGTTAGAAAAACCTCGAATGGAGACTGAAGGGAGATTCAATCGTGCTTTAAGAGAAGCAAAAGTTCATGGTACATCCATACAAATATTTAATATTATTTACAACCATGCATGGACTTCATTTTTCTGGTTCCATGATGTTGAAGCTACCTATTCAGACTATTTAAAGTTAAAGGATTATACAAAAGAACATCCGACCGTACATACAATAGAGCGGCTGACCAATATCCTCACTAATCTTGAAAATGTAATATCATTGGGACTGTTTGATACAAGTAAGTTTGCCATTGAGGTACAATTTATTAAGGAATTAAGACAGTGTTCCAAATTATCTCAACCATGTCAGTTGTTTTTAGACTTATACATATCTGAGCATAGATTATTCCAATTGATTAATCGAAATGAAGATTTAACGGACGAGTTACAGACACTAACATCACTTATAGAGCAGTGTGCTAATTATCTTGATATT